CTGCTGTTGAGCACGTTGAGGGCCACCATAAGGTGACGGGAACAGCCCTTTCTGTTGAGGTGTTGCGAATATATCTTGAAAATCGTATATGTAGTTTATTCTTGCTGGGTCAGGTGTCGATACGTCTACTCTAGTTCCACCTAGATCCCCTGAGCTTGCTAACGCATTAACTAGTGCAGTTTGTCCTACAAGTTCACGAGTGTCTCTACCTTCTTGACTAATCAAACCCCGTGTTATTTCGTCTTGTTCGGTTATAAATCCTTGTATTTCAAGTTGACGTTGGGCTGCATCCGCATATAACCCAGTAGCAGGGATTTCACCAACACCTTCTACACCTGCATCAACATAACCTTGCAATAATTCGATATCTATATCGTTAATAAGGCCATCAAAGTTAGCATCGTAGAGACGGATATCGTTGTTGATTTCGGTTATAGCTTCTTCTTCACCCAGAAGCCCTACAATACCGTCTATATCCTCTTGCGTTATTTCAGAGGTAGGTATTCCAATGATGTTACTAATGTAAGTAAGATATTCGTTAGTGTTGTCTTCTGACTCTTCTATGCGAGTGAGTATGGTCTCTTCAGTCTCACCGATGCTCGTTAAAAGTTCTTCTTTAGTAAGCCCAAGGTCAGTAGATAAATCACTGATCGCTAGACTTAAAGCCTCATCACGAGTTTTACCGTCTAGTTCGTACTGTACAATGAGGTCATTTAAGTTGCCTATATTGACGTTTGTGGCATCAATCTGAGCACTTACGCCTTCTACAGCATCTAAAATAGTCTCTTCAGTCTCACCAAGACTTTCTAACAATCCTTCTTCTGTAGTATTTAATTGTTCTGACAAGTCACTAATGGCTTGTGCTAAGGCTTCGTCGTTAGTAAGTCCTTGATCTATATAGGAGTTTACTATAGCAGTAAGGTCAGCTACGCTAGTGCCTACGGCCTCTACATCTGTTTTAGTAGCCAAAGGGCCAAATTCAGCGTAAAGCCCTGTAGCAGGGGCACTTTCGTCTTCGTCTGTATTAGGATCATCTTCTACAGCAGGGGTGCCGATAAGCCCTTTAATGTCGCTGTCACTGTCACTTATCGCAGTTAGTATGTTGTCTTCTGTAGTATTAAGATCGTCTGCAAGGCTAGATATAGCACCTGATAAAGCCTCGTATTCTGTAGCACCTTGGTCTACTAACGCATCAATACGGGTATTCAGTTCTGTATCAAGATCTTCAATTTGACTACTAACACCAGCAACGTCTTCAGCAACACCAGCAACATCTTCGGCAACACCAGCAACATCTTCAGCGACGGCTTCGATACCTTCAGCAAGATTAGCTTCAGTTGTACCAAGTTGTTCGAGAAGTTCTTCTTTAGTCAATCCAAGTTCGTCTGAAAGTCCAGACAAAGCTATATCTGTAGCTTCCGTTACGGATATGCCATTAGTGACAAGGCCATCTATACGCGTGTTTAAGTCTTCAATTTGACTACTAACACCAGCAACGTCTTCAGCAACACCAGCAATATCAGCAGCAAGATTAGCTTCAGTTGTACCAAGTTGTTCAAGAATATCGTCTTTAGTAGTACCTAATTGCTCGGATAGATTCGATAGAACTTCATCTACAGCTTCTGCACGACTAGCACCTTCTGCTACTAGAGCATCTATCTGTGCGTATAACCCAGTAGCGGGTCTACTTTCATCTTCTTCAGTATCAGGATCATCAGGTCGCGCAGGCAAACCAACCCGCGTAGATACAGAATTTATACTGCTGTCTAGACCATCTAAAGTTTTATTAATGTCGTCAACATCAAGACCTAAACTATCTAATTCGGTTGCTAAGTCTTCTTTAATGCCTTCACGTAAGGTTTCTAAATCTTCTAAAGTAGCAACCCCAACTAGACTTTCTTCTACACCGGATAAAATATCTTTTACTTCTTCTACGTCAAACCCAAGTGTATCTAGTTGGTCACCTAAAGTAGTAAGTACTTCTTCTTTTGCTGCTTCTACATCGCTTAGAAGTGCAAGCCTATCGTCTTCGTCTTCTGTTTCAGGCATTTCGTATACGGGAAAGCCAGTTTCGGGGTCAATGGGAATACCATTTTCGTCAACAAGGGCTGGTACACCATTTTCATCTACCTCTATTTCAAACGGATTCTTATCGCCTTCTTTCCAATCAGGATTATCAAGTTCCGCTAACGGGATAGCTTTGATAACGTTACCCGCAGCATCAAAAATTTGAACCGTTTGCTCAGTGATTTGTCCGACAGTCGTTTCAATACTTTCTTTAACCTGCGTGATAACTCCATTTTCACCTACAAGAAGTTCTCCTGCACTAGACGGGCCTACATAAACACCATTTTCATCAAACAAGGGTATGATTATAGGTGGCCCATTAACTGGTAAGGGCACAGGGAATTTTATTTCTGCCTGCACTGCCATACGGGGCAGTCCTACCGCTGACGCTGACGCACTAGGTGTAGTGGTTATTACTAATGGTGAAGGGCCAGCAAACCCACCAGTGCCGGGAGGGCCAAGCATGTCATCAAGTATTTCTTGTAACGTCTTAGGACGACCGCCCGGCCCAGTCCCAAATATGGCGTTACGCACACCAGTAGCCAGACGACCGATCTGCACCCCAAGATCGTACTCAATATTTTCCTTAGCCCATTTATCAAATTCTTCTTCTGTAAGAGAGCCACCGTTATCAGCAGTCGCTCCCTCTAACATATCTTGTAATTTCTTTTGATCTTCTGGGTTAAAAGGGTCTAATGCAATCCCTGTACGTTGCTCAAATACTTCTGCAAGTTCATCAATTGTTGTTGCGCGAGAGTCTATATTTTTAATTACATCAGACTCACTACCGTTACCAACAAGTTCTGCATAGTCTTCTTCACTAAGGTTAGCGACATCGTAGTTTTGGGCACGCGCAATGTCCTCTAACTCAGATCTAGTAACAAAACGCTCATCAAAATCATCAAATATCTCTTTTGACTTGGCTTCAATTTCAGCTTGATCGCCTTGTTGAGCAAGTCTTTCCGCTTCTTCGTCTGATATCTCTAGTCCGTTTTGTGCGGCGAACTCCTTTACTTCTTCTGCGGTGATTTGGCGTTTATCTACGTAGTCTGCTAAATCTTCTAGTTCCGACTGTTCGTGATTTGCGGTGTTACGTGCATATTCTTCTTGCCCTGCAGCATCGGTAGGGTAATCATATTCGGCTTGCCCTATACGATCTTGTATTTCTTCTGCAGTAGGTTCGTACCCATTTGCAGCTTCAAACGCTTCTATGGCTTCCGCTTCAGTGACATAGCGTGGATCTACATAATCAGCTACTTCTTGTTCGGTTGTTTCCGTAAAGGTCTCATCACCTTGCCCCATACGTGCTTTAATTTCTTCTGGGGTTGCTCGATAACCTTCGTCTTCAAATGCTTGTTTAGCCTCATCATAAGTAATCTGACGAGGATCTATATAGTCTTTTATTTCCTGTTCAGTTTTACCCGCAAACGCTTCTGCTTCTTCAGGAGTAGGGGCATAACCTTGATCTTTAAATATTTCTTGGGCTTCCCCAACTAATCGTGCTTGTTCCGCTTGTTCTTCTGCGGCTACACGGGCTGCTTCCTCTGCAGCTAAACGATCTGCTTCCGCTTGTTCTTCTGCGGCTACACGGGCTGCTTCCTCTGCAGCTAAACGATCTGCTTCCGCTTGTTCTTCTGCGGCTACACGGGCTGCTTCTTCTGCAGCTAAACGATCTGCTTCTGCTTGGGCTTCTGCTTGTGCTTGAGCCTCTATTTCATTTTGTTGATCTGTATATTCTTGGCGTACAGGAGTTATTTCTCCGTTAACAATAGCGTTAGCTTCGGTATTTATTTTATTAAGTGCATCTTGCGTATCGGGATCAGAAAACGAGTCTTGTAGCCACCCTAGATACCCTCCGGGATGAGAGCCGTAATCTAGAATACTTGGATCGATACCCAACATTTCCGCAGCTTGAACTTTTGCTCTTTCTAGAACTAGAAAGGAATAGGTAGCCATCTCGGCATCACTGGCCCCTGTAAGCTCTTGCATTACTTCTACTGTTTGCCCCGGAAATTTATTAGTTAAAAAATCCGTAAACGCAGGGCTGGTAGGATCTAGATTGGTAAGGGCATCTTGTACATCTGTAGTTAAGGAATCAAATTGCATCCCCAACATACCTACTATATCTGCTACGCTAGGAAAATCGCTTGGAGAAAACGGCATATCCCAGTATGAATCAGTATTTGCTGTTAATGCTATGAGACGAGTTAAGTTTGTAGCATTATATAGACTAGCAGCATCAGATAAGATTCTAGAGGTTCCGCTTAGATCAATTATAAATGATCCGGGCAAATACGTTCTGAGGTCTTCTTTTATAGACTCTTTATTACTTTCGCTTTGAGACCCCATTAGTTATGTCCCCAACGAATATTGTCATTACCTAGATTAACAATCACTTTATATTTATCTTTTTTTACTTTGTTTACGGCTAATTTAGTATCTAACCCGCCAATATGTTTTTTAATTATACGCATCGCTGATAATAGAGTGGTGCCGTCAAAATAGGTTGTATATTCTGTAATGCCTTTGCTTTGGAGGTATGCACCATACTGCAACATACTCCGCACAAAATTCCTAGCTTTGTCTATATTTAATGCTCTACCAACCATACTATTGCCGCACACTTCTCCGATAAATAAAGTGTTCCCGAACTGTTTTACATCTACTGTAGGTCTTTTCATCTCCCGTAATACATCTCCAGTAGCTATTTGCCACGGCACGTCAGGAGTTTCTAACTGAGCTGCCACTAACGGGAGTATAATATTAGGATGAATTGGACCTGTTTTATTGCTATCTACGACCATCATATCAGTTTGCTATCAGCACCCCCTCAAATGAAGCGCCGACGACTACGTTGGTGGTATCGGAGCTGGCTCGGCATTCTATATCCGTCTTCTCTGCAATGCTGAACGGGTAGTGGAAAGGCAATAAAAGCAAATTACTCTGTACTGTCTGTATGATCTTTGTACGGAACGTGTTTGAACCAAAGTCTCTAGTCACGAACTTAGCGGTTACGTTCTTGTTAGCAATAGCGATAGCTGCTGTAAACGTAACATCGTCAAGAAATAACGTGAACCCTGCAGGGACTGTATACACTGACATCTGACTTTGGTTGTCGCCTTGTACTATATTCCCGTACGTTATTCCGGTAGGTACCCCACTGGTAACCCCACTATTAGCGACATAGATCGTACCCGCAGCAGTGCCGCCTGATCCTGAAGTGGCAACGAATATACGGTTAACACGTAGCCAACCAGAAGCATCCCCAATCTGTACCTGAGTCTGCCCGTTCATGCTGACGGTGATGGTCTGAGCTGCGTAGTTCTCGTCTAAACCTTCTACTGTGACAGTTTGTGCGCCCGTACCCGCGCTAGTATCTGCCGTACTTGAACTACTGATAAACGCAGTAAATGCAGTCGTGGGCCAAGGATAATCACCCCCAGTGCTCCATACCGTCTCTTCAACACCATTAACATCTGGATTGGTACCGAACTTGTACAACGTAGAAGCACCAGCGATCTGGCCTTTAGCTACTTGTAACTCGTATGGTTCTTGGACTGCCATAGCGTTTCTCAGCGCGTTGTCTAGCTGGTTAAAGTATATCCGAAGTATGTTATTAAACTGCTCAAATGACTCCTGATCGTATACCTGTGGGGCATAGGGCAGTGCTGGGGCACGGAACGGAACGTCATATCTAGTGGGGTCTCCAGCCATTAGCGTCGTCCATCAGGTCGCATATCCAGCCTAGGTGAACCTAACTGCCACGTTACACCCGATCCAGTAGACTCAATCTTCATCACCATCTGCCGTCCACGAACTCGCGTATTAAGCTGTCCGGTAAACTTCTCTATAGGTAACACAGCAGATCGAGTAATTGTACCGTTATTTGACCCACCTACCGAAGCAGGAGAGTTGTACCCAGAGCCAGAGTTTTGCATGGGTAACAGTGTCATAACGGCGCTCGGCGACTCCGTGGTAGATCCGTCAAACGTGATATCAGGAAGTACGCGCCAAATGAAGTTGAATTGATGTCCGTCATCTAGATCGAACTCAGCGGTAGTGGCGTATGCGTGTATTGGCGCACTGGTCACTAGCTCATTATCATCAACACCTTCTTCCTGATTCACGAGATTGTTGCTATACGTTGCAGCTAACGGGAAGTCTCGTAACCCCGAATCTAACCATGCTGTTCGCGCCATTGTGCCATAGTACCAAATGTTATCCAGATAGTTATACACAACGTACTTGTTGGCTGTTTGTGAATCAGCAGAACAGTAGAACCACCAGATCTCGTGGTATGACTCTACAGTCCCCGCAAACACTTGCCGATACTGCTGGGCATTAAAATCGTTAAAGATAAACTTGCGAAGATTACAAGGTAGTGGTTGGGTACGACCATCGTACTTATAGAACTTATCCACACCCATCCAGTAGGCCACACCATTGGCGTACGCTACCGCATTTTGAGAGGCGATAGAGATATTTTCACCTACAAGCTGCGCCCCCCACACTATTGGGGCACCGACGTACTGGAGGGCATATAGGGCCGAATCTGACCATACTAGGACTTCCTGACGGGCTTGCTTGGCTGCTATGATCTCAGTGCCTCTAGATAGCTGTAGGCTACCTGCTTGGTTAGTTGCCGCAGGAGTCCACTGCGTAGCGTTTTCTTGATCTGACCAACGGATTAACATCGGGTTTTTAGTGGCACTAGCAAGGGCATTACAGCCAAAACAGAACACAAACCGGCTGATATCTGACACTAAAATAACGTCTTGTACAATCGGTACGTTGGCTCCTGCAGGTGCTACGGACGAGAGTAATACCCCCCTAGAGGTCAACCCTGACGTGGCATCCCAGTAATATATAGCCCCACCACGAGGCCCAAACAACAGATCTTCCCCAAAATTAGCTTGTGACCAGAGGCGTATTTGCGTGTCAGACGTACCTCCAGTGCCCCATACACCAGCACCCCAAGACCCTGCTCCCCACCCTGTAAGTGGTATTACATAGGCCGATCCGGTGTTGATTTGATATGCCGCACTGACCGTGCCCCCACCCGTTGCTGTCGAGGAGGCGTTACTAGAAGCTGTTATGAAGTAAGTATT